GTACGTAAGTCTCTGATGGGTATCGACCGATACGTGTCTTCTGACTTCGTTGGTGGTCGTGGTGTAGAGTCTGGCCTCATCGGTAACCTCTACGGCGTAGACATCTACGTTTCAAGCAACGCTCCAGTTGTAGAAGCAGCAGGTCAAAACAGTGCTTCTACTGATGATACTCGTGGTTGCTTGTTCTTCCACTCTGATGCTCTTGTTATGGCAGAGCAAATGGCTGTACGTTCGCAGACACAGTACAAGCAGGAATACCTGTCAACACTGTTCACTTCGGACTGCCTGTACGGTGTAGAAGTATACCGTCCAGAAGCTGGCTTCATCCTCGCAGTTTGCGACGAGTAAGTCTACTAGGGGGTCAGCAATGGCCCCCTTTCCTTTCTCCTCCTTCTTCTCTGCAATAGGACTTTCCGATGTCTAACTACTCTAAGACCACAGACTTTGAAGCTAAGGACTCGTTACCTACGGGCGACTCAGGAAAGATTATCCGTGGCGCTGAATTTGAAACTGAGTTCGATGCAATCTCCACAGCTATTGCAACTAAAGCTGACACAGCAGGGCCTACGTTTACCGGAACCCTGACCTTTGAAACTATTTCTGACGGAACCATTGGTGTTACTGCCTTTGTCGATGAAGACAACATGGCATCTAACAGTGCAACTCTGGTTCCTACACAGCAGTCCGTAAAAGCGTACGTTGACTCACAAGTCACTGCACAAGATCTAGACTTCCAAGCTGACACTGGTGGTGCGCTTAGTATTGATCTAGACAGTGAGACTATGACGTTTACTGGTGGCACTGGTATTGATACGTCTGGCTTAGGTAATGCTGTTACCTTTGCTATTGACTCTACCGTTGCCACACTGACTGGCTCACAAACACTAACTAACAAAACGCTTACGTCTCCTGTTCTAAACACAGGTGTATCAGGTACGGCTGTGCTTGACGAAGACAACATGGCGTCTAACTCAGCCACACAGCTTGCTACCCAGCAATCTATTAAGGCGTATGTTGATAGCCAAGTTGGAGCTAACAACGAACTATCTGAGATCCTAGCCAACGGTAATACAACAGGCGGTACAAACATTGTCTTTGGTGATAGTGCAAGCGTATCTGATGATCGTCTAGTGTTTGGCGCAGGCAGTGACCTACAGATCTATCACTCAGGCGTACACAGCTACATTGATGATGCTGGTACTGGAAACCTTACGCTTCGTGGTAATGCGTCGGTTAGAGTTGAGAAGTACGAAGGCGAGATACTAGCTGACTTTGCGGCAGATGGTGCTGTCTCTTTGTACCATGACAACTCAGTCAAGATTGCAACAACTTCTACTGGTGTTAACGTAACAGGCAATGTTGCCGTAAGCGGTACTGTAGACGGACGTGACGTAGCTACTGACGGTACTAAGCTAGACGGTATTGAAGCTGGCGCTACTGCTGACCAAACAGCTGCAGAGATTCGTACACTGGTTGAAGCTGCTACAGACTCTAACGTCTTTACTGACGCAGATCATACGAAGCTTGACGGCATAGAAGCAGGCGCTACAGGCGACCAAACCAACGCTGAGATCAGAGCCGCAGTAGAAGCCGCTACAGACTCCAATGTATTTACCGATGCTGACCACAGCAAACTTGACGGTATCGAAGCTTTAGCAGACGTAACGGACACGACCAATGTTACTGCCGCTGGCGCTCTAATGGACAGTGAGTTGACTAACATTACTGCTGTCAAGGCTCTGAACCAAGGTGTTGCTACTACTGACACTCCAACCTTTGCAGGTCTTGCGACTTCTGCCAATGTGACCTTTGGCGACAACGATAAGGCTATCTTTGGTGCTGGTTCAGACCTACAGATTTACCACTCAGGTACTACTAGTTTCATCACTGAAAATGGCATAGGCGATTTACGTATTGGCGGCAATAATCTTTTGTTACGCTCAGACGATATTTTTGTGCAGTCAGAAGACGGGACAGCCAATGCCGCACGTTTTAACTCTACCACTGGCGTCACACTGTACAGAGCAGGAGCCGCCAAACTAGCTACAACCTCATCAGGCATCGACGTAACTGGTACAGTGACTGCTGATGGTTTGACTGTTGATGGTGATGCGGCTGTAGCAGGAACTACTGGCGTTACTGCTGACAATGGAACAATAACTACAGGCAAAGATTCTGCTAGCAGTAGAACGCACTGGAGCATGAACAACCCTAATGGAGAAGTTGCTAAGTGGGACAGTAACGGCACTGATTTACTTCATTACATTACGGATGAATACAAGGTATATACGGCTGGAAACAAAGCATTTGAAATCGATGGCAACGGCGACATCAGCTTCTACGAAGACACGGGTACGACTGCGAAGTTGTTCTGGGATGCTTCTGCGGAGTCGTTGGGTATTGGTACTAGTAGCCCGCAAGCGTATTTGCACGTTTATGGCAACAGTGCAGAAACACTGCGCTTACAGGGTAATGATGAATTTACCTACCTTAGTTTTAGAGGCACAGTTGGGACTGAACAGACACTTGGTTACGTTGGTTTTGCCAATGATACAGGGACTGCGGCGGACTTAAATCTCAGCAATTCTCAGTCTGGTGCAATTTCGTTTTCTGCAAATGGCGCAGAACGCATGCGTATCGATGCTAGCGGCAACTTGCTGGTTGGTCAAAGTACCTCTACAGCGCCTGCATCAGACGATACTGTTGGTGTGGCTATTTCTCCACTTGGGTATATCTCAACGCATAGAACAGGCGTTTCGGCAGAATTCGGACGTAATAATTCTGATGGTGACATTGCAGTCTTCCGCAGAGACGGCGCCTCAGTCGGTAGTATTGGTGTAGACAGTGGCGACAATTTATACATTGGCGGGTCTGCCGCTAGCCATGGTGGTTTATATTTTGGCACGAATACTGCGGCACCGCTAAGTGCAGGAACCCTAACTGATGATGTTATGGATCTTGGAACTGCAACCTATCGTTTTGATGATGTTTACGCTACTAACGGCACAATCAACACTTCTGACCGCAATGAAAAGCAAGACATTGAAGCACTGTCAGATGCGGAGCAACGTGTAGCTGTAGCGTGTAAGGGATTGCTACGTAAGTTCCGCTGGAAGTCTGCTGTAGAAGAGAAAGGTGACGAAGCACGTATTCACTTCGGCATCATTGCTCAAGACTTACAAGACGCATTTACTGCTGAAGGCTTAGATGCTGGACGCTACGCAATGTTTATTAACTCAACATGGACTGATGAAGAAACTGGTGAAGAACGTTCACGAATGGGTGTGCGTTACTCTGAGCTACTTGCCTTTATCATCGCCGCTATTTAACTAGGAGAAAACTAATGGCTACATGGACTATAGCTAACCTTGAGCGTAACGTGGCAGACGGCGGTGTAACCGTTGCACACTGGCGTGTTACTGAATCTGAAACTGTTGGTGAAGACACATTCACTGCTTCTGCATACGGCACGTGTGGTTTCACACCTGATGCCTCTGCTGATGACTTTGTTGCTTACGACAGCTTAACAGAAGCTACTGTATTGGGCTGGGTACACGCAGAGGTAGACAAGGACGCTACTGAAGCGGCGCTAACAGCAAACATTGCAGGACAAAAGAACCCTGTGTCTGCTGATGGTATGCCTTGGTAATCGCTATGTGGACTTATAGCTGCAAAGCAGGGGCATATACAGAAAGCACTTTAGTTAGACTAGTGTGGCTTATTTTTACACATAGGCTTCATCACTTGTTTGCTGAAGGACGTTTTGTAGATTAATGTTGACAAAGCGAAGCAGTAATGCCTGAGATTGATGACGACACCAAGGTAGCTATACCACTAAGGAACTTAGTTGCTCTTGGTGCTGGCATCGTTATGGCTACTACTGCTTACGTAACTCTTGACACTCGTATTATCTCTATTGAACACGGTCAGGAAATACAGAACATGAACATACTGGAAAACTCTGCGTTTGTTCGTGAATGGCCTTTAGGCTTACGTGGTGCGTTACCGGACGACCTTATACAGAACGCTAAGATCATGGCTCTGGAAGAACGCAACGTAGAGATACACGAGTTACGTAGGCAGCTTAACAAGATAGAAGTAGAAATTGGTAAATTAGAAGCTCAGGTAACTGTTGAGCAGAATAATAAGGAATAGTCATGTCAGACCTAGAGCAAGCGATATCGCGTTTAGAGTCACACGAGCGTGAGTGTAGCATTCGTTATCAAATGATCCAGATGCAACTGGACGCACATAACCA